TGAAGTCAACGCCGGCGCCTTCCTTGGTGGCCCAGGTGGCGCCGGCCTCCAGCACGCGGCGGGGCCGGTCCTGGAGCGTCACGATCACGGGACGCAGCCCTTCGGCGGTGGTCTGTTCCGGCGGCGCCAGGGCGACGCCCACACCGTCATAGACGCCGGTGTCCAACAGGCGGCGCTCAAGTTCGCCGACCTTGTCGGGGTCATACCGGTCGCCTTCCCGCCACGGCGCCAGGGCGGCGACCCAGGCCTGGTTGGTTCGACCCGGCCGCGGCATCAGGACGCCGTCCAACAGGACCGGTCGGCCCGATACGATGCGGTATTCGGGCGCGACGGTGAAGGCGGCGTGATCCACCACGACGCGGCGGGGATCGGCCTTGGCGTCCGCATAGCCGTCCCGCACCAGGCGCGCGACGATCCGCCCTTCCGCCGCGATCACATCGACCGCCCGGCCCGGATCGCCGGCCTTCAACCCGATCGCGGCTCTGGCGTCCTCGACCGCCTCGGCGTCGGGGGCGGGGTCGATCCAGCTGATGGTCGGCGGGGTCAGCACGAAGCGGCGACCCGGCTCGACCGAAACGATGGCGGTCGGCCGCTCTTCGCCTTCGACGATGTCTTCGAGCACCGGCTGATAATAGGCTTCCGACCGCAGCAGGGCCTCGGCCGCCGACATGGCGCTGCGCGCGCGGCGCCGCGCTTCGAACCGGCTTTCGGGGGGGCCGTCCACCTCGCCGATGGCCCGCTCCAACATGCGGCGCAGCTCGGTGTCGACCTCGCCGCGGATTTGTGCGCGGGGATCTGCGGCGGCGGCCTGGGCGAGAAGGCTGCAGGTCGTCAATGCGGTGAGAAACAGGGCGGGCCGGATCGTCAAACTACAGCTTTCGTCAAGATCACGGCCTCCGGATCGGCGCCTCGGCACGCCCTTTCAAGCACTTAGGTTAGCCCCTATCCGACCGCAGGAGGGAGGGACAAGGCCCGTCAGTAGAACAGGGTTTCGCTTTCGGGCTGAACCGACTGTTCCGAGGTCCGCTCTTGCGGCGGCGGCGGGGTCTCCTCAGGCGGCGTGGGCGCGGGATCGGTCACTTCAGGGGCGACGACTGGCTCGCCGGCGGCCTCGTCGGTCTCGGCGGGTTGTTCAACGGGGGGCTGGTAGCCGTCTTCGGGCCGAGACTGGCGATCCTCACAGCCCGCCAATGCGGACGCGGCCAGCGCTGTCGCGGCCAGAATGAAGATCGAGCGTCTCATGAAAAGCGGTTCCCCTGGGTTGGTTCTGCAACGTCTGTCGCGCGGCTCCGTTCCATAGCGCCGAAAACGCCTTCGGTCATCTGGGTTCGCAGCCCCCCCAGCGCAGTATGGCCGCGTCGAGCGGAAGGGGCGGCGGATTTGCGACCGTAGAGGGCTGGTCGTCGAAGCGGGGCGCCGGGGCCGGGGCGCCGTCTTCGAATGTCCCACGGGCTTGATTGTGCGGATGAGCCGGCGCCTCGCCCAGGCTCAGCACGGGGGTGACGCAGGCCTCCGTCCCCGCGAAATGCTCCGCCCAGTCGTCACGGTTCCGGGCGGCGAACAGGGCGGCGAAGCGAAGATGGAGATCCGGCCATGCGAAGGTGTCGTACTGAGGCGCTTCGGCGGGGTCGATCCCCAGACCAGAGAGCAGGGCGAGATAGAAGCGGGGCTCCAGCGCCGCGACCGCCACATAGCCGCCGTCCCGGCAGATGTAACACCGATAGAAGGGCGCGCCGCCGTCCAGAAGGTTGGAGCCGCGGCGGTCGTTCCACAAGCCCTGGGCGCGCAGGGCGTGGAACAGGCCGCCCAGCAGGGCGGTCCCGTCCGTCATGGCGGCGTCCACGACGCGTCCGCGCCCGGTGGTTCGGACCTCCAGCAGGGCCGCCAGAACGCCGACGACCAGCATCATCGCCCCGCCGCCGTAGTCGCCGACCAGATTCAAGGGCGGCGTCGGCGGTCGGTCCGGCGACCCCATGGCGTGAAGCAGACCGGTCAGTCCGATGTAGTTCAGATCGTGTCCGACGGCCTGGGCCAAGGGGCCGCTCTGTCCCCAACCCGTGATCCGCCCGAACACGAGGGCGGGGTTTCGGCCCAGCAGATCGGCCGGACCATAGCCCAGACGTTCCATGACGCCGGGACGAAAACCCTCGATCACGGCGTCGGCGGACTCGACCAGGCTCAGAACCCCGCGCCGGTCCGACGCAGACTTCAGATCGACCGGCACGGCGGCGCGATTGCGATGAAGGACGGCGCCGCCCACCTCGGAAAAGACGGCCGAACCCGCCGCTTCCGAGCGGGTGAGGCGCAGCACCTCGGCCCCCATGTCGGCCAGCATCATGGCCGCGAAGGTGACGGGCCCCAGTCCGTCGAATTCGAGGATGCGAAGTCCGTTCAGCGGTTTCATATGCATTGAGTAGCAGACCCGGTCTTGACCGGAAGGGCGGATTGCAACAGAAGGCGCCCTTCGACGGTTTGGGCCAGGCCCGAACGTCGCGCGGTGCGTCCTTAGCTCAGTTGGTTAGAGCATCTGACTTTTAATCAGAGGGTCCTCGGTTCGAGCCCGAGAGGACGTACCATCTAAAAGCCCGCTACGGCGGGCTTTTTGCTGTCTGGCGACCAGAACAAAAGCGAACGTTTGTGACTTCCTCAAAGTCACACGTGTGACTTCGCACTCGACGTTCCCCTTGCGTTCACGGCGCGGGCGGCGCACACCGCGCGCCGGTCGGTGGCGCGGCCGAGGCGAGGACATGGGCAGGGACAACTGGACGCCGGAGCGCCTGACGCCGCGCGACGTGGTGGTGGATCGCGATGTGGTGGTCAGCGTGAACTGCTCGGGCTGTCGCTTCATCGTCGAGCTGAACGTCTGGACCGTCGGGGCGCGTCTGGCCGACGTTCCGTTTCAGATCATGCGCTTTCGCTGTCGCCGCTGCGGCGCCTACGCCGCGTCGATCGAGGTCGGGCGGCGCGACAAGGCCCAGGGGGAAACGCTGTTCACCATCCCGCTGACCCCGCGCTGTTGGGACGAGAGGCACGACCAGAGGCAGAGGGCCGCCCTGGCCCGGCTCACTGAGGGCAGGGCTCGCCGGTGTGAAACTGGATCAGGCGGCTGACCTGGTCCAGCAGGGCGCCGCGGCTTTGGGCCATGCGCCGGATCCCGGCGCGCCATTCGGCGGGGATCGAGGCCGCGCCTTCGGTCGGCAGGCCCGCGACCGGCGCCGGGCACCGCAGCAGCTCGGCCGGCGGCGTCTCGCGCACGGTGCGCACCACCACCTCGGGCGGCGGGGCGGCCTTCGGCGCGCTACCGCATCCGGGCAAGGTCATTGACAGCAGCAGCCCAGTCGCCGCCCACACGATCGTCTTGGACTGCCGCATCGGCCGCCTCCATTCGGTTCAGGGCGTCGTTCGCCCGTTTGGCATAGGCGGCCGCCAGGGCCGCATCCGCCGCTTCCTTGCCTTCGCGCCGCTCCAGATCGGCGATCATCGCGTCCAGCGAACCGGTCTGGGTCTTCTCGCGAAAGTCGACCAGGGCCGCGACGCGGTCGTTGCACCGCCGACCCCAGTCCTCTTGTCTCGCGCCGTCCGGCTGGAACGGCTCGCCGGCCGTGGCGCAGATCTCGCGCGCCTGGGCCAGCAGCAGGGCGCGGTCGGCCTTGGCCTGCTCCAGCCACCACCAGATCGCCGCCGCCGACGCCAGCACGAGCAGCAGGGTCAGGAACTGGCGGTTGGATTTCAGCAGCAGGAGCAGGGCGGACATCAGGGGTACCTCCGGCGATCCAGCTCGAAGTGCGGGCCGTCCTTCAGCGTGGTCCAGTCGCCGCCCCACACGATAGGTATATCCCGCTCCAGGGCGGCCTGTTTGAAGGCGTCGGCGATCCGGCCGTACAGGGGCCAGTCCCAACGCACCTGACCGCCGACCAGGGCGGCGACATCCACCGCATGGCCGGTCAGGTGGCGGCTGTTCATCGTCTTGCTGGCCCCGGCGGCGAACAGCTGTTTCTGGCGGGTGACGGTTCGCAAGCCCTCGGTGATCTTGAAATCGACCGGCGTGATCTGGATGGCGCGTTCCACTACGGCGCATAGCGGCGCACGAACGCCGGACAGCTTGGCGCGCGACGCCTTGGACAGAGTAAAGGCCATATCAACCTTCTCCTTCAGGTTTCGGGGGTTCGGGCCGGGCGCCCAGCTTGGCGGCCCAGCCCTGCATCAGGGTGCGCCACACGGTTCCGGCGTCCTTGATGGCGTTGGCGCCGGCCTCGATCGCCGCCGCCTGCCAGGCGTGCAGGGCCTCGAAGGCCAGGAAGGCCACGAAGAAACCGACCAGATTGGCGACCCCCTCGGGCCAGTTCCACAGGTCGCTCAGCGCGCGCGTCACATAGTGGAAGACGATCACCCCCACGGTCCACTGGATGAACCTTTGGCGCAGGCCCAGGCCGGGTTTGCGCAGCTGGGCGACGATGGCCCCCAGGACGCCGGGAAGCCACGGCTCGACCCAGTCGCGGACGCCGTGCCAGACCTCGATCAGGGCGGGTTTCCAGTGCATCAGGCGGTCTCGGACGACGAGGCCGCCGCCGCCGATGTCTTGAGGGCGTCCAGCTCGGCCAAGGCGCGCGCCAGATTGTCCGACGTGATGGCCAGCGCCTCGTCCAGCACGCGCGCATGGCTGATGTCCGCCAGGGGGATGCGCTGACGGGCGTGGGCCTCGGCCTCTTGACGAAGCGACCAGGCGCGGGCGGAAATGGAAGTCGGGGCCATGCCTAGAGCTTTTGTCCAGAGATCAGGAAGGTTTCGCCCGCGAGCGTTCGGATCTCGATCGAGCCGTTCGGCGTGATCGCCCCGGCGACGAACGTGCCGATCCGCACCCGCCCAAGACCGCCGCTTCCGGTCAGGGCCAGGTCCGCCACGGTCACGCCGGCGCCGTGCGGCTTGGCCACGACGTACACCACCCCTTCGCCGCCGTTGATCTCGGGATAGGCGGTCAGGCCGGGCGGGGCGTTGGCGTGCAGGACGGGACGTGTGAAGTCCTGCGTCACGCGCAGACCGCCGGACCCTTTGGCGTCCAGCCCCAGGTCGATGTTGGCGTCCAGTCCCCGCACGCGCAGGCTGGGGTAGAAGCCGGTCGGGGCGCCCGCCACATCCCAGCGGTTCACGCCGCTGACCTTGGTGGGCGAGTTCAGGACGCGCAGGGCCTCGTTGCCCGCATGCCCGCCCAGGGTGACGAAGTCGCCGCCGTCGGGGATCACCTTCCTGTTGGCCGCGTCGTCGTGCTGGGACAGGCTCGGATAGACGCCGATGGACACCTTGGGATCGCCCGGCGACCAGTCGTCGGAACCGATGTAGAAGGGCCGGTTCTTGCCTAGGCCGGCCCAATCCTGTGTCATGTAGAAGCCGCGACCCAGGGTCGGGTGCCCGGCGAAGGCGAAGACGTTCAGGTTCTCCTCGTTGATCCCCTGCTCCAGCTGCAGACGCAGGGTCGTCACCTGGTCATTGATGTTGCCGCGCCACGCGAAGGCGACATTCGATGCGTTCCCCGGTGGCGTTCCTGTGAAGCCGTAGGTGGCTTGGTCGACAAAGACCAGCTGCGACGCCGTGTAGGTCACGCCGTTCACGGTGAACGAAAAATCGCTGAAAAACAGGGGCGGGAAGGGCGTTCCGCTGACGTATTTCACCTGGCCGCCGACGATGTTCGCCACGCCGTCGCCGGTCGTGTAGCACCACTTGTAGAACTCGTTGGCGAAGGTGGTGTCGAACGTGATCGAACCGCTGGGGTACAGCGAGACCGCAAGACGGCCGTAGGCGGGCTTGCCCGTCACCTTCAGCTTGCGGCCGGCGAAATAGATCGTGTCGCCTTCGGCGATTGGCGTCACGTCGTCGCCCTCCAGCCGTTCGATGACGTTGGTGCCGTTCAGTCCCTGCGCCCGCCCCGACAGGGCTTTCGAATAGACGATGAACTCCGTCGGGTTGCCGACGCGCGTCGTCTCGACATGGACCCAGTTTCCATGTCCGTCCGGCCCGATCTTGGCGCCGTCGGTCGGCCCGGAACGCGGGTCGCCGCGCCCCAGTATGATCCCACCCGGATCGTTCGAACCGCCGAAACGGCCCAGCCCCCCGGCCGCGACGAACCGTTCCCCGCTGACGCTCTGGTGCTTCACGTCATCGGTCGGACCCAGTTTCAGGACATCGCGGAAAGCGGCGGCTTGCTCTTCCGCCAGATTGTCGCCTGACAGGTTCGCCTTGTTCAGGCCGTCGAAGTCTTCGGGACGCTCCACCACGCGAGGCGCGCCGGTTTCGTCGAGGGTTACGAACCGCACGCCGGCGCCCGGCGTCCACGGTACCTGGCCCCCGGCCGCGCCGGGCGGCATGACCAGGGCGCGGTCCAGATCGTCGCGGTCCTCCTCCGCGATCAGCATTTGCTTGTCCAGCGCCCGCTCGGTCGCCCTGGGCTTATGACCTTCGTTGTCCGGCAGGGCGACGCCCTGGCGCCGCGCGGTGCGCCGCCGCAGGATCAGGCGCGTATCGGCCGGCCAGCCGCCGGCGGGCACGACGCCGACGGCCAGCGTCACCGTTCCGCCCGAGGTCAGCGGCGAACTGCCGGTCAGGGTGTAGTCGGTCCCGGCGGTCAGCGACGGCGCCGCGACGCCCGCCGTTTCGATCCAGACGCGCACGTCGGCCGCGTCGGCGTATTTCCAACCGGTCGCAAAGGGGCCGACCGATGTTCCGGTCAGCAGATGGCTGGTGATCGAGGGCGCGGGCGTCGTCGTCATGACGCCAGCTTGGGACCGCCGAACCGGGGGGCGGACGAACTGGCCTCAAGTAGGCCGAAGGCCGATAGGCCCCCAGCATGCCCTCAAATAGGCCGAAGGCCGATAGGCCCCCAGCATGCCCTCAAGTAGGCCGAAGGCCGACAGGCCCTACATCAAGCGCCTATGGCCTCGGAGGGCGAAACGATGAACCCCGCCCCGGTCTGTTCCTCCACCCGCCGCTCGTAGCGTTCGACGCTGCCGGGGCTGATCGCCTCCTGGATCCGGTACAGGATCAGATAGTCCAGGGCCGTGCGGGCATAGAACAGGTTCAGGAACGGCGTGTTGTCCTTGGCGAACCTGAACCCGGCGGCGGGAACGTCCTCGATCCGCTCGGGGTCGCCGCTAATCAGGTCGGCCAGTATGCCGCGCAGCTTCTCGGCCTCGCCCACGGCCGGGCCGGCGAAGGCCGACAGGGTGGCCGGCAGGCCGTTACGGCTGGCCTCGCCGAACAGGAAGTCGCCGTAGATGCCCAGGCCGCCGCCCTGCAACAGGGAGGCCAAGAACAGCTCGCCGCCCTGAAACTCGCCGTCCTCATTCGTCATTGGCCGCAGTTCACGGCCTTTCGCCAACTGTTTGGCCTGAAGCGACAGATAGCCCAGGGCGGTCGAGGCCAGGATTAGATGGGCCAGCAGGGCGACCGGCGCCTGTCCCGCATAGCCCGCCGCCGCCGGGGCGACGTGGCGGCCCATGATCGCGGCCGAAAAGCTCCAGAACTGGGTGAAGGCCCGCACGCTCTCGCCCCACACCGTGCCGGGCCGCACGCCGCGCGTCAGGGCGACCCGCTCGCGCGCCCGCGCCTCGGTCAGGGCGTCGTCCAGCACCCCGCCGACCATGGCCTGAACCCGGATGCGCAGATCCTCGCGCAGCCGCCGCGCCGCCTCGGGCGTGGCCTCCTTGCCGCTCAGGCCCGCACGCCGGTGCAGATCGCGGTCGCTGATCCCGTCCAGGGCCTCGAAAGTGAAGTATCGCCGCCCCTCCGGCTCGGCCGTGTCCGCCTCTCCAAGCCCCGCCTCCCGCCGCGCCCGCATCCCGCCGAAACCCTCGGCGGGCGCTTCCGGTTCGACCAGGCCTCGGCGGATCAGCTCCCAGTCGGCGGCCTCGATCCCGTACCGCTCCAGGGTCTCGCGCGTCCCGGCGTTCAGCCCGTCCCACGGCTTGGCGGCCTCGGCCCCCAGGTGCGCCGAATACATTTCCGCGACGCCGCGTCTCAGTCCGTCCTGCCAGAACTCGAACAGGTTCACCCGGTAAAAGAACCGCTGCGCCTGGGCCGCCCAGCCCAGCGGCCCGTCCGCCGCATGGAACCGACCCGTCAGATGCGCCGCCGCCGACCGCGCGCCGACGTCCAGCAGATCGGCCGCCGCCTTGCCCTCGGTCCCCTGCATCCGCGCCACGCCCGTCAGGGCGCCGGTGTAGCCGTCCAGCCATGTCGCGCCCGCCCGCTTCATCGCCGTCGCCGCCAGCGACGTGTCCGACAGGCCCGACAGCACCATGCCCCCCAGCTTGGCCAGGGACTGCTGCAACCGGATCGACCGGCCGATCATGGCCAGTCTCAGGCTGTCCGGCTGATTGCCCGCGCCCGTCAGTTCGTCGAACTCGGCCCGGCGCTGCGCCCGCATCAGGCGGTTGGCCGCGCCCGCGTCGCCGCGCGCCCGCGCCTGGGCGTGCAGCCGGGCCACCGTATTGTCGAACATGGCTTCCGGCGCCGGACCCCAGCGGTTCATCAGGGCCGTGTTGCGCGCCGCCCGCTCCAGCTCGGCCATGGCGTTGGCCAGCAGCGAACCCCGCCCGAACCGCAGGGCGTAGTCGTGGGCGTCGTCGGGCGTCTTGAAGTGCAGCACCCGGTGCTTCGACACGCTGCGCGCCTTCGACGCCGGCGGGCGGAAATCGCCGATGTCGTCCAGCCCGCCCAGCACCTCGGACCGGCCCGACACGATGTCGAACCAGACCCGATACAGAAACACCTCGCGCACGTCCGCCGCGTCGTCGATGGCCCCGGCGGTCTGCAGGGCCTTGGCGTCGTCGATCCAGCCTTCGTCGACGTCCCGCGCCTCGATCCCGTCGAAGGTGCGGTCGTCCAGCTTCGGCCGGATGAAGTCGCGCCATTCCCGGAACGCCCGGCGGCTGGCCTTCAGGCCGGCCCCCTTCATGTCCTTGATCGCGCCCAGCCCCCCGGCCTGAAACTCGCGCCAGAACCCGCCCGACACGCGCAGCCGGTCATGGGTCTGACGCCCGGCATAGCCCTCCAGCCGGCCGATCCAGGCGCCGACGTCGTTCTGCATCAGCCGCCCCTTCTCCGACAGGGCGTTCAGGATCTCGGCGGTCTTCAGGGCGTCGGCGTCCCCGGTCGGCTCGACGGCCGCCCCGTTCAGCCGCGCCCGCTCGCGGCGGATATTGCGCTCCAGCGTCCCGTCCACGGCGAAACCGGACAGCTTGTTCAACAGGCCCGCATCCCGCAACTGCCGCTCCGCCTCGCCCCACAGGGCCGTGGTCCGCGCCCGCGCCTCGGCGTCCACGCTGAACGATCCGCCCAGCCCCTGTTTTTCCGACCCGACGTTGTACGCCTTCAGCCGGTCGGCCTCGTCGCCTATGGCCGCCATCCCCGCCATCTGGGCGTCAATCCGCCCGCGCGCCCGTTCGGCCGCCACGCGCAGCCGCCGCTCGCTCAGCCGGGCGAACACCTCTTCCTTGGTCAGCTCGGCCGCCGCCTCCTGGATCCCGGCCTTGTCGAACGCCTGGCCCTTGCGCTGGGCCTTCTTCAGCATCCGGTCCAGGATGTCGTCGATTTCTTCGTCCGTGAAGGCGTCGCCCGTCGCCATGCGGACGGGGGTATGACAGGCGCGGCTCATGACGTCCTCTCGACGGTCAGGCGGAAATCGGCGGCGATCAGCACGCCGCAATCACATTCGAACCCCGGCTGTTCGACCAGGCGCCACACCCCGTCGGGGTCTTCGCGGAAGTCCAGCTCGCGGGTCAGCAGATGGGTCACGGCGCAGGCCGGGCAATCGAACTGCACCTGATCGGGCAGAACGGCGACGCAGCTCAGGACGGGTAGGGGAACGGCGATCTTCATGGTTTGAAGTGATCACGCCTCATGCGACAAGTTCGGACGTAAGGCAGACCGCCGCCGCGCGGATGGCTTCGGCGACAGTGGACGGATCGTCCGCCCCTGTGGATGGTTCCACCCGCACGCCCGCCTCGGCCGCCAGGGCCTCGGTGTCCTCCACCAGGGCCTTCAGCTCCGGGTCCGCGTCGATGAAGGCCGCCAGACGGGCCTCCGGCGTCAGCCGCGGGGGCGGGCCTTCATTTTGGCCGCCAGCGCCGTCAGCGCTTCGCCCGCCGTCCGGCTGCTGTCCCGTTCCTCCGGCTCCGTCGCCGTCCGGCTCAGGTTGGCGAAGGTCGAGGCCAGGAGGCTGATCCGCCGCGCCCGAAAGCTCTCTTGTGGACCAGAGGGGTTCGTCGCCTCCGGCGTAGGCGAGGCCGATCCGGCCTTCGCCTTCCGCGCCGCCATAGCGTTGGATGAGGGTGTCGAGGAAGGCCTTGCCATCGGGGGTCGCTCCAAACAGATCGGGTCCGGCCGGCGTCGCCGCCGCGCCGCGCGCATAGTCTCTCAGGGCCTCGGCGATCCGCTCGGCCCCGCGCGGCCGGGTCAGGGCCTCGTCGCGGAACATCAGCCGGATCATGGCTTCGGTCTCGGGGCTGATCGCCTCGCCGCCGAACAGGCCCAGTTGGCCCAGACGGGTCTCCAGCAGTTCGCCCATGCCGATCCGGCTGGCCCGCGCTTCGCGCATCAGGGCTACAGCACTGGTCAGGGCAGGGGTCACGTCCAGTTCTGCCGGGGCCTCGGCCCGCATCCTGGCCCAGGCCGGGGCCGCGTCCGCCAGCGCCTGTCCGACGCCGCGCAGGCCCGCATCCGTCGTCTCGAACAGGGCGGCGGTCAGGGCGTCGTCGCCGTATGCCGCCTGCACCAGGGCCGCCTGCACCCGCATCCGCCCCGCCGTCGAAATCGCCCCACGCGCGTCGGTCAGGGCGTTGGCGTCGCCCGGCGCCACCCGCGCCACGAAGCCGCGCAGGAAGGGCCGGTTGGCCGCCGCGAACACATCGTCACCCTCGATCAGGCCGATCAGCTCCGCATCCACCCGCCGCGCGTCGCCGCGCGCCTGTTCGGCGGGGGAATAGGCCTCGGTCGGGGCCTCGTTCAGCGACCGCGCCAGTTCGGCCCGGTCGGCGCCGGTCATCGGCTCGGTCCGCATCCGCACCAGAACCGGCCGGTCGAACCCGGACGTGTCGATCCCCTGGCGCGCCAGTTCCGCCTGATACCGCCCCCAGGCCTCGGTGCCCGTCTGCGCGGATCGTCTCAGGGCGATGGTCCGGCCGTTTCCGCTCTCCACCACCCCGTCGGGGCTGACGATGGGCGCCCCGCCCGACGCCGCCTTGTCCCGCATCAGCAGGGCCGGGTTCAGGTCGCGCTCCAGCTCGAAGTTCGCCGCCTGCGACCCCGCCCGCGTCCGGTCGCGCGGCTGCAACAGACGGGGATAGTCGGCGACGGGAAACAGATCGTCGTCGTGGCTGGTCTTCAGGTCGCGCAGTTCGACCACGGCGAACCGCACCGGCACCTCGGCCCCGCGCCGCGTCACCGCCGTGTCGGTCTCCAGAAAACGCCCGTTGATCGACGGAACCGCCGTCGTCTCGTCCAGCATCGACAGGCCGTCGCGGGCCACCAGGGCGCCCAGGGACACAGGGGCGTCGTCGGCCGCCGCCTCGATCGCCTCCGCGAATGCGCCGGCCCGCTCGTTTTCCGTCAACCCGTCCAGGGCGCGCGGCGTCCGGCGCGGCGTCAGGGCGTCCAGCGACGGCCCGCCCCCAAACCGGGACCGCCAGATATTTGCAAACTCCCCCGCCGTCATGTCGGTCCGGCCGCCGTTCCCGGTGATGGCCTTGACGGGATCGCGCACGCCTGCCGCGCGCAGGGCCTCGACCGCCGACCGGTTCGGATCGCGCAGGATCTCGGTCGCCCCGCCTGCGCCCTGCTGGTGCGCCAGATACAGTTCCGCCCCGTCCGGCTCGCGCCCCAGCACGCGGCGCAGGGCCGTGGCGTTCTCGGTCGCCAGCCGCACCGCCGCCTCGGTCGCCTGGACCGGGTCGAACCGGTCGCCCAGGCCCATCCGGCGCGCGGTCCCGTCGATGAACTGAAACAGGCCGCCGGCGCTGCTGGTCGGGTTGCGGGCGGCGGGGTTCAGGCCGCTTTCCAACTCGGCGATGCGGATCATGACGTCGGGGTTCAGGCCCGCCGCCTGGGCGCGCTGGGCGATCAGGTCGGGGATGGCGCCGCGCGGGCGGCTTCGGGCGCGCGGCTGCCCGCGCGTGGTCGCCGCCCCCACGGTCCCGCCCACGACGCCGCCCAGGGTCGCGCCGAACAGGACGTTGCGCACTCCGTCGTCCGTCAGGCTGTAGTCTTCGCGCGCGCTCAGCCGGGCCGCGGCGTTGATCCCCTCGGCCACCACGCCGCCGCCGAGACCGTCGATCAGTCCGACCGTGGCCCCCGTGGCCGCCGCGCCCAGCCGCGTCGTCGCCGGCGCCACGCGAAGCGCGCGCAGGGCCGCGCCGCCGCCGCCGATGAACCAGGTCGGGATCATCACTGGATCGGTCGCCGTCCCCAGCAGACCGGCGCCCAGGGTTTCGGCCCCGCTCAGATCCGCGCGCGCCGCCGTCTGTTCCCGGTATCGCCTAAGCTGGGCCTGACGGTGCATTTCCGCCGCCCGCGCGGCGTTCACCGGCTTGTCGAACGTCAGATAGCCCTCGACGCCATAGGTCGCATTGGCGTCTTCCGGGCTCAACACATTGGCGTACCCTTGGCCGAAGGTCCGCGCCCGCTGATCGTCCCGCGCGCGTCGGTCGTCGCTGACGATGAAACCCGCCAGCCGATCCGTGACCTGGCTTTCCTCGAACACCAGGGCGCGCCCCAGACGGTTCGACACCGGCCCCTGTTCCACCAGGGCGGTCAGATCATCGTCGCCGGCGCTGGTCGCGGCCTGGAAGAAGGGATCGCTCATGACGACACCCTAGGACCGCCAAATGGGGGGGCGGACGAAACGGGGTTTTTCGGGCTCAAGTAGCCCGAAGGGCGATAGCCCCACATGGTCTCAAGTAGCGCGAAGCGCGATAGCCCAAAACAAAGAGGCTCTATCGGCGCCCGGCGGAAACGACCGTGCCTTCGCGGTCCAGATCGCTCCAGGTCTTCACCACGTCGCGGCCCGCTGCGTCCTTCACCCGGATCCAGCGGTCGCCGCTGGCCGAAGGCGTCACCAGTTCGATCCCGCTCCCGTCCGGCAGATTGCGCCACTGCCCGGCGCTGCGCACCACGTCGGCATAGGTCCGGCGGCTCTGTTCGGGCGTCAGGCGCGTGCTGGGCGGGGCGGCCAGGCCTTCGCCGTTGCGGCGGATCAGGGCCTCGACCGCGCGTTGCGCCGACAGTCGCGCTCGGCCGGGATTCAGGCCCGAGGCGCGCGGCACCGCCCAGGTCTCCTGATACTCCCAACCGTCGTTCATCGGCGCGGTCGCCGCCCGCACCGCGTCGCGCACGCTGTCGCCCCGTTTGACGGCGGCGTAGGCGGCGAGTTGGGCCGCCTCCCGCGCGGCGCGCGCGCCTTCGGGCGTGGACAGGATGCGGGTGAAGTCCCCCAGCGCCCGGTCCAGTTCGAGGTCGATGGCCTCGCGGTCGTTCTTCTCGGGAACCAGGTCGTTCAGCTTCTGCCCCCGCGCCTCGGCATAGGCCTGCATCCGCAGCGGCGAGGCGGCATAGAAGCTGATCGCCCCCAGGTCGGCGGGCTTCAGTCCCGCCAGCGACAGTTCCCGCATCAGCCGCGGCCGATGCTCCGGCCCGAACAGGGCGACCCGCGCCGCCAGCGACTGCAACCCCGCCTGGGGCTGGCCGTCCGCGTCGATCGACCCGATCCAGGCCTCGGCCTGCCCCTGGCTCAGGATGCGGCGTCCGCTCTCGGGCACGCCGCCGAACGCCTGCGCCACCAGCTGCGCTCGTGCATAGGCCCGCGCCGTCTCCGGCCCCGGCGCGTCGCTGAAGGCGCGCAGGCGGCGCTGCACCTCGGCGGCGATGTTGTCGCCCGGCCCGAACGACGTCGCCGACCAGGCGGCCGGATCGGCCCGCGCCGCCCGGTCCTGCTGCACCATCTCCCGCGCCAGCTCCAGTGTGCGCGCCCCTTCGGCCGTGCCGGCCGCCGCCGTCAACCGCTCCAGCTCCGCATCGGCCTGCTGCGGCGTCAAGGTGCGCAGACGGCCGATCAAGGGCCGCACGTTCTGCGCCGCCGCCTGGTCCAGCCGAACCTTCGTCGCCAGGGGCTCGCCGCCCAGCAGGCGGGCTTCCGCCACCAGGGCCGTGTTCGGCGCCTGGCCCGACAGGATGTTTCTCAGGTCCGCCGCGATCCCGGCCTGTAGATCGGCCTCCCGCTGGGCGTCCTGCACCACGCCGTTGGCCTTGGCGCTCTCGACCCCGGCACGCAGCCGGTCCAGACGACCCGCGTCCAGCCGGTCGAACTTGCCGGCCTTGATCTCGGCCTCGACCGCATCGAACTCGCCGCGATTGATCCGCGCCGCCAGGGCCGCCGACTGGGCGTTCTGGAACGTCTCGTCCTTCAGCTTGGCGCGCAGGGCGGCCGGGGCCGCGTCCAGGATCGGCTGGATCTCGGCGTCGAAACGGTTCATCAGCGACGGATCGCGGCTCGCCCGATTGATGAAGCCGTTCAGCCCCTCGGCGACGGTCGTCAGGGTCCGCGCGTCCCGGCTTTCGTCCTCGGCCGCCATGGCCCGCGCGAACAGACTGGCCTCCGAAGACAGCAGCATGGGCCTGAGCCGCGCCGCCACGGCCTCGGACACACCGCTCAGGGCCACCTCGCCCAACAGCCGCCACGCCGCCCGGCTTTCCTCGGCGATGGGCGTCAGACCGTCCCAGTTCTGCCGGCGCTCGTCCTCGCCCTGGTCGAACGCCGCCTGAACCCCCATCAGGGCGCGCACGGCCTCGGCCTGTTCGGCCGCGTCGCGGTCGGCCGCCGCCCTCTGGCCCCGCGTCTGGGCCTCGTTGGATATGGCCGCCGCCGCCGTGCGGGTTCTCAGGTCGCGCAACTGGCGGCCGACCGCCATCCGCACGCCGTCGGGCATGTCCGCCTGGTCCAGCACGGCGAAATGGTCGTCGAACGCCTTCAGCTCGGCCTCGGCATACCCCGGCGCCCGCCCGTCATAGGCATAGGCCCTTTCGCTGGCGGCGGGGACATAGGACTGCCGCGCCTCCTCGATCACCCGGCCGGCGACCGCCTCGTCCGCCTTGCGCCGTTCTTCGTCCACGCGCTCGATTTGCCGCGCCGCGCCCTGCAGCGCATTGTCCAGCCCGCCGAAATCCAGCGCCGCGCCCGATGATGTGGCCCCGTTCGGGACGGGCATGTCCAGGGATTGAGGCAGTTTCGTCATGTCAGAAACCCCCGATGAAGGCGGCCATCTTCGAAACGCTCTCGCCGTTGGCGCGACGCGCGTTCGCGTCGGCGCCCATCTGCCCCAGCACGGTCGACGTGGCCTCTATAAAGCTGCTGGTCAGATCCAGATCGCCCTGGCGTTTGGCCGTCGTCGCATCGTTCAACAGGGCGACGCTCTCGGCCAAGCCGTCGCGCACCGTCTGACGCGCGCGATAGACGCCCTGCCGGCTAAGGTCCGCAATCACGTCCAGAGCCGACCCCTGCAATCCGCCGCCGCCCGACGCCGCCGCCAGGGTCGCCGCCCGCGCGCCGACCCGGTCGCTCTCCTCCAGGGCCATCGACGCCTTGATCCCAGCTTCCCGCCGGGTGTTGCGCGCCGCATTGGTCAGGGCGCGCGCCCTGGCCTTGGCGGCGTTTCTCTTGCCGAACCCGCTCATGATCGAACCCACGGCGCTGACGCCGGCCGCCAACAGGCTCATCTGTATATCCCCGCGTACAAATAGTAATCTCGACGATCCGGCCCCCAGCCGCGCATCAGGCCCTCGCGCTCCATCCCCAAGGCCCGCGCGAAACTATGCGCGCGGAAGAACAGCGCCCAGTCCGTCGCCGCGACCGGCGCCCGCACGTTCATCTCCACCCGACGCGCCCCGACGTGGGTCCGCATCATCCGAAACCCCCGCGCCACCATGGCCCAGCCGCGCGGGCTCAGGTCGCCGGCGTAAAGCCAGGCGCTCCACCGCCCGTGTCCCATGTCCTCGATCCCGCCGCAGGCCAGCGGCCGGTCCCTTCGCCCGGGCCCGGCCTTCAGCGTCCAGCACAGGCCGCCCGGCGTGTCCGGCCCCATCAGGGGGTCGCCCGCCGCCTTCTGCTCGGCCGCGAAATCGGCGCGGGCCTGGATGCGCGGCGGGTCCGAGGGCGAGAAGCCGCTCAGGGTCAGACCGCACTTCGTCGTGACGTCCCCCCTATTCCACATCGGCGGTCGCCCGGATTGAATGCAGCACCAGATCGAACCCGCTGCGCGTCTCGACGAACAGCCGCCGCTCGAACTCGGCTCCGCCCAGCAGGGGCGTCTTCCACGTCTTGCGGCGCACCGCTGGCCCCGCCACATCGGCCGGGGTCCGGTTCAACAGCCGGTCGGTTCCGCTGTCGCCGTCCTCGCCTGTCGTGCCGACATAGGCGATCGCCGCATCCACCGTCAGGACGGCGTGGGTCCATCGGACCTTACGCCCTGCCGTCGATCCCGGCCCTTGGGTCTCGGGCGGCAGGCCCTCCCACCGGCTCAGATACGGCAGTCCCGCCTGAAGGCGCGTCGCCGTCACATCCTCGGGCAGCGCGACCTCTCCGTCCTCGACAGTCCGGCCCTCGTACTCGCCCCAGCCGCGTCCCGGCGTCGCCGACGCGCCGGTCTCGGTCGCCGCCATCACCGTCACCGCCTCGCCGTCCAGGTGGTCCAGCCCGTCCACCGCATTGACGGCCGCCCCGACATAGGCTTCGGCCGCGTCCAGAAACAGCCTGTCGCCCGGATCGGCCATCCGCAGGATCATCCGCTGCGTCGCACCGGCCTTCTGGCGCCGCGCCAACAGGAACAGGCGCGACCGGCCGCCGACGCCGGGCACGACGCACTGGCTTTCGACGATCAGCCCGCCGCCCAGGGGCGCGTCCTCGGTCGGCGGGCTCAGAGCCGCCAGGCCGTGCCGGTTCCATCCCCGCACCTGCTGTTCGGCGTGATAGGTCATGCTGGCCTGACCGCCGTCGGCCAGCCGGACCCACAACAGATTGTCGGGCTGGCGCATCCACGACAGTTCGGCCAGGCCGCGCGCGCCGATATGGTCGGCGCCCACGGTCAACTCGCCCTCGATCAACGACTGATCGGCCGCCAGCCCGGTCCGAAACAGGCTCTCGCCCCCCGCGCCGACGAACAGACATCCGCCGTGGGCCAGGACCGGCGTCACGTCCGCCGCGCCGTATTCGCTCAGGGGCCGCGCCACATTTCCGCTGGGGCTGATTGGATCGTCCAGCGTCGCGCCGGTGATCACGAACTCGCCTTCCGTCGTCGCGGCCAGCAGGTATGTGGTATTGACCAGCCAGACGATCCGATTGCGCTCGTCGCCGACGAAACGGGTCACGGCGTCGTCGTCGACCACCCGACCGGTCCCCAGGCCCGGCTTGAAATCCAGGCCGGCCGGGCTGAAGCCGGCCGTGCGCGTGAAACACACCATGTCCGGCTCGGCGGCGGCGGCGGCCAGGGCCAGCCGTTCCTCGCGCACGGCGGGCGCCGCCGTGGGCCAGCCGCGATAGTCGGAATAGGCGCCCTCCGCCCAGAAGCGCGTGCCGATCTCGACCTGCGACGGCGGCGGCGTCACCACTTCGACCGTGCAGTGCATATTGTCGTGAACCGTCGTCACCCGCACCACGCCGGCTCCGTCGTGCAGGAAGCGCCAGTCGGCGGCTCCGTCGGATACGACGCCGCTGGTGTGGATCGGCGGGGTGTTGCCCGATGTCGTCGATCCGCCGGCGTATTCATAGACCGCCCCGTTGGACAGCCTTTGCACGCCCAAGGTCAGGCCGCCCTCTTCGGGCTCCCAACTCAGCACCCCCGGCACGCCGTCGCCGGCGCGCAGCCGAAACAGCGCCCCCGCATGGCCGGGCTGGAAGAACGCCACGTCGCTGTTCAGGGCGTTGCCGCCGGTCAGGGACAGGCTGTGGGCCTGGTTGGTGTTCTCGGCCCTCCAGGGGCCGTCCAGAAACACCGTCGGCGTCACGCTCCAGCTCGTGTTCGATGTCCGCTTGATCGTTTGCGGCCGCAAGCCGTCGCGATGGGTGACATACACCAGATCGCCGATCTGCTTGAACCTCAGCCCTTCGACCTGGGCGGCCGTCCAGGGCGTGACGAACTCCACCGGCGTTCCGCCGCTCAGCACCGGGGCGCCGTTCACCGTCCACACCCGGCCGTACAGGTCGCCCAGTTCGATCACCAGGGCGTCCCCGGACGATCGCCGAAACCCGATCAGGCGACCGGCCTTGTCCTGATGCTTGGTCAGGCCGCAGAACCAGGTGCCGCGCCGGCGGCCGACAGGCCCCATCACGCGGCCGATCATATTGTAGCCCAAGCGGCATCCGCGCGAAAACTGCGCCAGGTCCGACCGTGACCAGCCGTCCGGGCTCAGTTCGCCGACGTTGAGCGCATTCTTGAAATCGGTCTGCCTGCTCATTCCGCCATCCTGCCCGCGCCGGGGCCGGGGGCGGACGGAGGGCGTCTAGCCCGCCATGGCGCGCAGGGCCGCCAGACGGTCCGTCAGCATTTCCTCGTCGGCCTTGCTGTCCTGGCCGTCGGCGGCGATGGCGGTCAGAATGGCCTGATCGGCGATCTTTCGCAGCTCCAGCGCCCGTTCCACGCTGCCGTTCATCGGCCGGCACGCGCGCGCCGCCAGTTCGAAGGTCACGGCGTCGACCACATTCGCGTCCAGCAGATCGGCCTCGCGTTCGACCACATAGGCCACGTTCAACGGTCCGCCGGTCTTGGCGCGGATGACGGTCAGGGCCGCGCCGTCGTTCCGACGCCACACCCCACGCTCCCAGCCCGTCAGCCGCTCCACGGTCCAGAAGCGCAAGCCCCCCTCGGGCATCAGATAGTGATAGGAGAAGCGCCAGTTGGCGGGCACGTCGCCGCTGGGCGACAGGGTCGCGTACTCCAGGCTGCACAGGAAGCCGTACCTTTTCAGCACGGACCGGATCGCGGGGCGCAGATGCGGCAGGATCTTCGTCACCCGCGACGGCGCCGGATCGGCGTCGATCGAGGCGACCGTGTCTTCCCCCAACTGCACCAGGGCGCCGTTGACGATGGCGGTGGCGGCTTCGGTCATAATCCATTCCTCCCGGCCTCAAGTAGGGCGACGCCCGATAGGCCCCTCAACAATGACAGAGAGGCCGGAGCGCACTCACGCCCCGGCCTCCCGACTACCGCCGCGCCGTTGTTGAGCAGCGCGGGCGCGGCGGCTCCCCCGTTACTGCGGGGAACCGTAGATGGACCAGGCCAGGGTGCCGGAACCGGGGTTGCCGCCCTTGAAGGTGGCGATCAGTTCGGCGCGGCCGCCGTCGGCGACCGTGGCGTCCTTGGCCGCCTGCAGGCTGGCGTAGCCCGCCAGTTCCCACAGGGTCTTGCGGCGGTTGGCGATGGCGACGGACTTCAGCAGTCCGACCGAACCGGCCGCCGTCGCCACGTCCTGGGCGGCGATCAGGCAATCCGGGTCCAGGGCCACGCCGACGTCCAGGGTGATGGAGGTGCCGAAGTCGTCGAAGTCGAGGGTCGAGATCGCGTCGAACCGGGTGTTCCAGTCCACATAGCCCAGGCTGACATAGTCGTCCTGGGCGGCGTCGCCGGTCCAGTAGTCGCTCAGCATCCGGGCCACGCGGCCATTGGCGAAGTAGGGCGCGGTCAGGGGGGTGCTGTTGATGGTGGTGGCCGCGTGGGCCGCTCCGAGGATAGCGCCGATGAAACGGGCCATGGGGGTCGTTCCTTGTCATCTTGCGGCCTTTCCGGGGTCCGCACCGCCTTTCGGCGGGGAAGGGGAAGGTGGGCCGGTCCGTCGGGACCGGCCCGGTTCAGTCCGTCAGCCGATTACAGATCCTTGACTTCGATCCCGGCCACCGCCTCGTCCCAGCCACGGACGGCGCCGTGTTCGGTTTCGTAATAGGCGTAGGGGCGCTCGGACTTGTCGCTGCGCGGCTTGATGGTGGCCGTGTGGATCTCGCGGGCCTTGTATTTCATCGCCTGATCCAGCCAGACCGGCAGGATGAAGACGCCGGCCGCGCCCGCCTTGGGGTTCACGTCCTCGTCCAGCACGAACTCGAAGCCCAGGAAGTTGCTGATCTCCCCGCTCTCCAGGCGTCGCACCATCTGATAGTCGCTGCTGGTCACCGGAATGGTGGTCAGCAACTGGCTGATGTCCTCGGTGCGCACCGCGATCTTCAGCTTGGCGCCCGGCAGGACGCTCGCCGCCCGCGTCTTGCGGATGATGGCCCGCGCCGTCAGCAGCTTGCCCAGCGTCAGCGGCAGATCGCCCGACGCGGGCAGGGCGGTGCCTTCCTGCGCGTGCAGATACTTGCGCGACTGGACGCCGACGATCTTTCCGGACGGGAAGTTCAGCGTGTTCTCGCCGCTCTCGCCGATCCGCACGGGGGCGAAGAAGCTGTCGCGGATCTTCTTGTCCATATAGCGCATCTTGCCGGCACGCATGGCCGCCATGACCTCGTTGGTCGGGTCCTGCAGCTGGTGCACCTTCTGGATGCTCTCGATGAACTTGCCGTCGTGGAAGCTCTCGAACGCGCCGACCCGGCGCGTCATGTCGACCAGGCCCTCGGGGCTGTCCGGTACGACCGTATCGACCTTCTTGGGGTCCGAGGTGCCGATGGTGTCGATGTTGAACAGCTTGCCCGGCTCGGAATAGGCCAGGTCCGCGTCCACGTGAGGCAGGTACACGCTCTCGCGGACCTGGGGGGCCATGTTCAGGTTCGCGCGGAACCCGTCAACATCGGCCTGGGTGATTTGAGAATAGTCCATGGGCGCACGCCCTCCTGCATTCGATCAAAGGTTCAGGTCTGATCGGCTGCAGTCTCGGGCGCTGGCCCGTGCGTGCCTGGCGATGACGCTCGCCTGGGGCGCTTTCCGCTGGTCCGGCGCGTCAGGCGATACTGGCGCGGTCTCCGGGGAGGAAAGTTGGGGGGCTTGCGGCGCACCCCCGGCCGTTACGCATGGGCTGAACTGATTTGCGGCCTTCGTCAAGAGGCGGCGTTACGACGGCTGATCCGGCCGCGCCTCCCCGCGCTGCTGGGCCAGCAGGGCGGCCCGCTCGGCCAGGGCCGCCGCGTGCATCGGGTGGCCCTTGGTCTGCAGGGCCTTCATCTTCTCCGGGTCGGCGTGGAAGGCGTTCAGGGCGGCCGTCGCCTGCTTGGGCGTCATCGCCTTGGGCGCGCCGGCTTCGCGGCCGGCGCCTTCCGGGGCCTCGGGCTCGGCCATCTTGCTGACGGCGTAACCCAGGGCGCGCAGCAGGGTCAGGTTGGACGCCAGCTGGTCGGACAGGTCGGCCATGGCGGCGTCGTCCAGCTGGCCGCCGTTGGCGTCGCGGATCAGCTTGCCGATGGCCCGGTCGTTCGCCTCGCGCGCCGCGCCCCATTCCTTGTCCAGGGCCGCCGTCGTCTCGGCCTTCAGGGCCTTGACCTCGGCCGCCTCGGCCTCGGCCGCCTTCTGGCCCAGGGTGTTCAGGGTCTCGACCACCACCCCCATGGCGTCGGGCGTCAGCTTGGCCTTGCCGCCCAGCTCGCGCAGGATGTTCGCCAGCTCCGGCGTGTCGGCCGCTGCCTCGGGCGCCAGCTCGATCTTGTAATCCTTCGGGTCGTCCGGCACGCCCAGGGCCTTGTGGATCGGCGCCCAGTCGTCGGGCGCCTCGGACGGGGGCTTGCTGGGGATCTTCAGCAACTCGGCCGCCGTCGCGCCCTTCAGCTTGGTCAGGTGCTGGTGCGCCTTCGCCAGCTCGTCCACGGTCTTGTAGGTGCGGAACAGCGGATCGGTCGCCAGATCGCCCGCCAGCCGGTCCTGCCACGGGGTGTCGTCCGTCTTGACCTCGGTCTGGCCGCTCTGGCCGCCGCCGTCAGCCGAAGTCGCCGCCGACCCCGCCTGCGTCTGATCCGTCGTCTGCCCCGCCGTCGAAGCCGCCGCCGTCGTCTCCGAAGATGACGCCGGGGTTGCCGCCGTGGTCGTTGCCGTATCCGTGCTCATATCGCGCTCCTTCAAGCGTTTGGGTCAGGCCCGCGGCGGATATCGCCACGGGATCGAAGCCGGCCAGGCCGGCGATCTTCAGGACGGCGAAACCCCGTCCGTTCAGGTGGTTGGACTGTTCGGGCGTCTCGGCCGCGCGCGGCGCGCCGATCTCCCCGATGGTGGCGAGCATGTGCAGCAGCACGGTCCGGCCGATGTCGCTGGCGAAGGTCAGGCGGTACGCCTCGCCGATGGCCGCCGGATCGCCCCGGCGCACCAGAGCGATCAGCTTGCGGCTGTCGAACGTCGCCGCCGGCTCCAGCTCCGGCGCGTCCTCGGGCAGGGCGGCGGTCATTGAATTGTTGCGATGACGGTCAAAGTCGGACCTTCTGGTGTCCGGTCGAAGCGCAGCCTGATCGAAGGCCCCTCGCGGACACAGGCGAACCACAACGGGCCATCGCCTTCTTCAAGACCGTCAGCCGCGTCCTTGATGGTCTCGCCGGACTGCTCGGCATCCCACCCAGAGCCCCCTTCTGAATGACGCATGAAGAACAGGCTCGTGCCATCCGGGACGGGCTCCACAGCGACGAACTCGCCGTCTTGCCATTCGGCTCGGACATCACCCAGGACTTCCAACGTCATGCCGTCGTATTCGTCGCCTGGCGCCGCAGCCAGTTCACGGTCGAACCAATCGGGATCCGGCTTATCGAGCCAGGCGGCCCATGCCTCTAAGGTCGGAGCGCATGGGATTACTTCATCCGTCCAGTGGTCGAGATAGTAGTTGATGGTTGGCTTGCTCAAGGCCGTCTCTCCGGTGTGTTGAGGCTCTACGCGGCCATGCGGGGTTGCTGGCCGGCGTTCTCGATCGAGGCCATGCCTTGCCCCGCGTCGCGCAAGGCGGTGGCGGCGGCGGTCATGGCCTCGTTTTCCTGTTGCTGGGCGGCCTGTTCGGCGCGCGCCTGCTGGATCTCCTCGACCTCGGCGCGGGACTTCACCATGGCCGGGGCGTTCCCCAGGCTGTCGTTGATGGCGCGCAGGGCCTCATGCACGGCGACCACGTCGCCGGCCGTCTCGTCGAACTGTTTGGCGGCGGCGGCGGCGTTGAACAGCATCAGGGCGCCGTCCACCTGGGTCCGCATCTGCGCCTTGGCCAAGGGCCCGGCGTAATCCCAGTCCACGTCCACGCCCGACAGCTCGGCCGGCGGCGGCGCGACCAGATCTTCCTCGATCAGGGCTTCCAGCTCCCGATCCGCCCCCTTGCCGAACAGGTCGCGGTCGAAGGTCGGGACCAGATAGCTGATCGCCCGCTGGCGCAGGTCGCGCCGCTCGCGGATTTCCTCGGCCGTCACATTGGCCGCGTCGCGCAGATTGGTGAACTCGCCGAAGAAGACCCGCTCGATATTGTCCGTCAGCTTGTCGCACCGCCGTTCGGCCCAGCTGGGGTCGCCGGCGATGTCCGCCTTCTGGATCGCGTCGCGCAGGGACTGGAAGCCCAGGTTGACGGGATCATAGACGTTCACCTGGCCCGGGCGCCGGTCCAGCCGGTTGCCGAACAGGCGCGTGGGCGCGAACAGCACCGGGTCGTTGATCAGGTCGATGGCCCGTTCCATCCCGCCCGAGAAGTGGTTCAGGGCCATGGCGTCGGGCAGGGCGTCGTAGCCCAGGCCGGTGCAGTAGGGCGTGCCCTCGCGCGCGTCCATGCCCGCCACCTGATAGGGGAAGCTGTCGTACCCGCTCTCCTTCACCTCGAAGAAGTCGTAGTCGGGCAACAGGGTCAGGTCGCTGAACGGCTTGTTGGTGTTGACCGCGCCCGACACGCCGCCCCGGCGCGGATCGACCAGGTGCAGCAGGGTGATGGTCTCGCCGTGCTTCTTCGGGTCCTTGAACTTCTCGGCGATGGCCCGATGCTCCAGGGCGTTCGGGTACTTCTCGACCATGCGCCACAGGGCCATGGTGAAGCGCCGATACATGGTATCGGTCTCGCCCTCTTCGTTCTGGCTCCACCAGCAGGATTTCAGCGGCATGTGCTGGTGACGCGGGCCGAAGCCGCGCTTACGCCCGATCCAGCGCACGCAGTTGCCGAAGGCCAGGAACTCCAGCCCGCACCGGGCCACCGCCGTGACCATGCCCGACTGGGGCAGCATCTGCGCGTCGAACAACTGCCAGCGCAGCTCGTCCAGATAGTCGCGGGCCTCGGACGACAGATCCTGTTTGCGGCCTTCGCTGTCGCGGCGATAGACGGCCCGGCCGCTCAGGGCCATGCCCCGGCTGACGTTCGGCGCCATGAAGGGCTGGGTGGTGTCGATGGCGTAGGCGACGAACAGGGCCGCCGCCCGCTTCAGGTTCTGGCGCGGCACATTGGTGACGACGCGCCGGTTGCGGCGGATCACGGGCGTCAGGGGCGACACCGCAAAGTCGGTCGACGGATAGAAATAGTCGCTGACCGCCTGCCAGCCGGGTTCGAAGTACCGGCGCTCGGCCTGGCGCTCTTCCCAGTCGTTGCGGATGCGCCGGCCCCGGTCCGTCATCGACGGCATACGGGCCACGGCGGGGGCGGCGACGGTCTCGGCCATCTCAGCCCACTCCCGTCAGGGTCGGCGCCGGGGCCGCCGTCGCCGCCGGCGCCACCGCATCGCTCAGATAGGTGGACGCCCGCCCGCCGCTGCGCAGGCGACGCTGGCGCGCCTGGTCGATGCGGTTCTGCGTATCGGCAGGATCGACCGGGCGGGGGGTCTCGCGGACCTTCTGACGGCGCAGGAAGCTCATGCTCCCAACCTGAACCCGCCGAACCGGGGGGCGGACGGGCCGGGCAGTTGCGGGGAGAGGTGAACGGGCTCAAGTAGCGCGGCGCGCGATAGCCCAAGAGTGCTAGTCAAAGACCACCTCCACGACGTTCGAGGCCGTGGCGCCGTGCAGGCCGGTCATCGGCAACAACCCGGCCCGATCTTCGACGCCTTCGCCGCCCAGCACCATGTATTCGGCGCTCTCGGCGACGGCGCTGAACTCGTTTTTCTTGGCCGACTGCGACGTGCCGTTGCCTTTCTTGGGGTAGTGAAAGCCGCCGTTCAGGGCGTTGATCAGCCAGATGCACCGGGGGTGCACCTTGTATCCGCCGTGGCGCTTCAGGGGGCGCGCCAGGGCCGTGCGGCGCATCTTCGGATCGTTGGTCGGCGCCAGGGACACGGCGATCTTGGTCCTGACCGAAATCTCCTGCGCCCAGCTCAGCTGACGGTTCAGGGTCGAACGCGACTTGGCCGCCGGATCGGGGATCAGCAGGGCCTTTTTGCAGTGAGGGAAGATGGTCCGCATGGTGGACGTTATGGCGTCGGCGAACTCGATCACGTCCAGTTCGCCGTCCTCGGCGTCTTCCGCCACCACTTCGGCGAACACGCTCCATTGCCCGAACAGGCTCCGGTGGCCGAAGGTGGCCGCGCCCTTGAAGTCCACGTCCACCCCGATCATCACCGGCAGGTCCGGGTCTGGCTCCATGTCCGCAGGGCCGACGTGCTTGGTTTCGTCGAAGGCCGGATGCACCGGCACGCCCAGGCGGCCGTAGGTCAGCTTGCATTGCAGCAGCCGCCTCACGTCGGCCTCTTCCATGGTCGAGGCCATGTTGCGGTAGTAGTCGGGCCGGATCTTCTTCAGGTTGGCCTTGTTCTCGGCCAGGGCGTGGAAGCCGTCGGGCTCGTCGGGGTCGAAGCCGGGCGGCTGTTTGTGGACGTTCACCCCCGGACGCGGCGCGCCGTAGAACTCCTTTTCGAACCAGCTCCCGATGGTCGGCGTATTCGCGTCGCCCCACACGCCGGCATAGGCGATGCTGTCGGCCTGTTCGGGCCGGTCCTCGGGCTCGGGGAAGCGCCCGACGCGGTTGGTGCAGTAGGACAGGATGGCGCTGGACGCATGGGTGTCGAACTCTGGCAACCAGAAGGCCGTGCATTCCTTCCCCCGGAAGAACTCGTCCAGGTCCATGTCCTGCACGGCGCGGAACCGCACATCGACCTCGACCGGCCCCTTGCCGTCCGGCCCGGCTCCGGGGATCTGGATCAGGTGGTCGGCCGGGTCGCCCTTGGCCCCGTTCCACTTCCCCCAGGGCCGGTCCATGACCTTCAGATAGGACGGGATCACGCTGTCCCAGGCGATGCGGTAGGTCGGGCAGACGACGAAAATCCGGGCTCGACGCCAGCCGTCCCTCGGACTAGGGTGCTGCCAGAGAGCAGCGCGCAGACAGCGCCGGGCCGACGCAATCGTCTTCCCGCCGCCCGTCGGCCCCACGATGATAGACACCGGCCCCTGATCGAACTCGTGCGCCCGCGCCTTCGGTCCGGCGAAGCCCCAGGTCCGTTGCTCGATCCTCTGTTCTGTCCCGGACAAGCCGAACCCCAACCCTGACCCTGTGCGATGGGGTCAGTTTCGGACCGCCAAATGGGGGGGCGGACGAAGTCAGGGGCGAAGACCTGCCGGAAAGCCACCCCCTGGGGAAATCGACGGCCCGCGATTTTGGGGGCCGGGGGTCGCGA